ACTCCGTAGCCATGGCCGTCGTCACCCCCTTCAAATCGGAGAAGGTGCGACCCGCCATCATCTTGAGCTTGTCGATCAGCTGGGGATTGTGGAAGCTAGACCGCAGAAACTCCTCTTTGCCTCCCCGATAGAATTGACCCTCTTGGCCCTCCCACTGCCCCCGGCGCATTACGTCCTCGTAAGCGCGCCCTAGTCCGCGCTCGTATGCCTCCCGCGCGTATAGCTCCCAATAGGCATCCGATGCAGCTAGCACCTCCCGATCTATTTGGGTTTGTAACCAACGCTGGTACGCCTCCACCTTGGCGGGATCGGTGTGGAAGGGGAATGCTACGTGGCGGACTGCTCGTTGGAGTCTATCGGCTAGCCGTATCCCGAAGGCATCACCCTTATAGACCAAATCCCAGTTGAGCTTCCTCAGGATATTGAACCGGCGTGCTACGTCCTTCATGAACCTACGGCGCAGCATCGTGGTTCTGGTGGGATCGATCCGGAGGGGGTTTATCCGTCTAGCGTTCTCCGTCCATCCGGTAGCCCGAACTGCGGCCCCTTGGCGAGCAGCCTTGGCCCTGGCCCCCGATCCCGTGTAGCACTTGCCGGATTGCCCCCACTGCCATCCAGACTTCCCTCCCTTGGTGCATCGGTGTACTGGCATATCACTCTCTGAATATAGGTCTGCCGTTACGGTAGTGGGCCGTATAGGTTTTCACCCCGGGTCTTGACAAGTGACACTCCGGAGGTTCCTCAGCCATCTTCTTGGCGGCCATCTCTGCCTTCCGTCTCTCGATGGCGGCGCGCTCCTCTGGCCCAGGCTCATCCCGACTACTAACCAAGCCTACCACCCTGAGTGCCGTGGCTAGTCCAGCGGGTCTAGAGATACCCTCTGACCTGATGATAGCCCCTACGGTATGGGTAGATAGATTCAACCTAGTGGCTACCTCATTTACCGGGAGCCCCTGGAGGTATAGGCTGATTACTTCCTCCCGGAGTTGGGGGGTTAGTAGGGAGTAAAGCTTCCTGGCGCTCATAGGCTGCCTCCTCTTCTGCTTGTTGCTCTTCTTGGTAGGTTGATGCCTGCTCGGCAATCGTCTTGGCCTCATCTTCCTCGTAGCCCATCTCACGGGAGAGATAGTCTTGGGGGTCCATTAGGCTATCGCACCCGCCACCAACGTATTTGGCCATGGCGTTCGTCCTCTTCTCCAAAACGCTAGCCTTCTGCTCCTCGGTCAGCGTCTCTGTCTCCTCCCAGTCAACCCGGTACTGTGTGGGCTGTGGTAACGCCCCTAGGAGGATTAGACGGTCAAGGAAAGGGGCGATGATGCGGGGGATAATGTAGTTGTTCCGTCTCCGCTTCATGCGCTTCTCCCAGGCCTTATCGTCCTGAGAGCTAGCCAGTTCCCCTCGTTCACTCCCAACGAAGATGCGCTTTGGGATACCTAGCCGAATGCATAGGGCATCCAACTGCGCCTCGATCTGCGCGGAGGGATCGGCTACGGTGGGGGCGATAGTCTTGACGGTTAGCCCGTTGAGTAGCCAATACCGTTGCAACCCCGTCATCACCTTCTCAATCTCGGTGCGGGCACCCGCCGCATCCGTTGTCACCTTCTGCCCCATTCGGGCTATCTCCGGCATCGTCTCCACCGAGATACCGGGAAACGCCCCCTGCCAATACATTTCAGCGCTACCGGAGTACAACTTCACTAGGTCCCAGAGACGGTTATACACGGGACGCATCCGGGGTGCCCCGTAGACTTCGTTGCTCGTGAGATTGTCGGCTATATGGATCACCCTAGTCCAGTGTACCTTGACGCTCTTGGAGCCAGTCCGGTCATCGAGCACCACGGAGTACTGCTCTGGTTGCATATAGCGCCGGTCAGTCCTATCGGTATTCCAAAGGTCGATTGTAGCCTGCGATTCATCGAGCACCCGGAGGAAAAGCACCCCCTTGGCCGTTGTAGCAGGGGCACTTAGTTCGGCCCCGTCATCGAGCCCCAACAGGAGAACCCCATACCGTCCGATCCCACTCAGCCGATCTAGCCGATGGAGCACTTCCCAAATTGGGTTTGACGTCTCCTGCTCTAGCCAACTCTCACCCCGTAGGGTCTTGGCTAACTCCTCGATGGCTTTCTCAAATGGCGTAGTCACCTCTGGGTCTTCATCCTCCACGATAGTCGGATGGCTTACCCACGACTCATCCGGCAGCACGTCTACCACCCGGGCTGCGATAGCCTCCCTCTTATACAACTCTGAGAATAGCTGGATATTGAGGTTTTCGGTGGTAGGGTATCCACACTCATCATTCATATCCGTCCGTGGAGAGAACAACGATTTGCGTTCCGAATAGGCCCTGGAATATGCCGCATTCCGTGCGTCGTTGACTACCTTCACCATCGACTCGAAGGCAGCCCCGTAGTTGATATTGAGGTTGATATCTGGAGGGTCTACTGGCTTGGTAGCCCCCCCGTTGCTCTTAGTCGTTCTGGGCATATCGTATTTCCCCCTATAGGGTCTAGAGTGCGCCTACCGTTATAGTATAACTCTCCACCCCCAAAGCAAAGGCAGCCAGGGCTACGGCGTCAGCCTCGTCCGGGCTATGGCCGATCCGTTTGATTAGCGTGTCTTCCGTCTCCGTCTTCCCTCGCCCCCGTTTCGGGAGCATCGCTATCTTGCCTTCCGGGGGTTCGTAGATGACAGGCATCATCGATAGCTGGCGGTGCAACTCCGTATACTCCGCTGGTATCCCCCAAATGTCCCCGCTGGTTGGGCAGATAAGCATCCGAACCATCCAGTACATCTGCGCCCGACGGTTCTTGAATGCAGCTGATTCCTCTACCCCCTCTTGCATTTCCTCGGGAAGATTCACCCGGCTCCAATAGTCCTTGGGGGGTCTAGGGGATTCAGCGAAGTAGACCCCCTGCACGTCGATGCCTTCGGATCGCAACCGATCAACGTGCTCCTTCCCTCCGCCACCTAGGTCCAGGAAGACGGATCGGGCATCGACTCCATAAACGTGGATGAGCCCCTTGAGCCACGGGACAATCACCGAGGTGTCAGCCGTCTTCTTAGCCTCCAGCTCGATTACCCCTAGGTGGTCTGCTACACAAGCCACCGTATCGTCTCCCCCCTCACCTACGTCTACCCCGATGACCCTGGCTTTGCGTTTAGCCCCAATCAACTCATCTGCCTTGAGAGCAGCCCCCCGAAGCCAGGCAGGCGGGCATAGCTTCGTCTCTTCTCCCTCCCACCAATCCCCGTCTAGCACAATGCACTTCAGTTCCGGGGGGAGGGTACGCAACTCATGGGCATAGCGCTTGTAGGGTTTCACCCCCGGTATGATGATCCGGTTAGTGGGCTTCTTCCCTCTAGCCTTCTCCTCCAACCCGTACCGCACATTGGGGCTATCCGTAGCCCCTAGGTGAAACGTCTTCCGCACATACCGTCTTGGGTTATCTGGGTCTACGATATCCCCACCCGGGTCTTTGAGTTTAGCATCCCCTTTGAACGCCCTCTTGAATTCGTTCTCGCAGTCCCAGGCATTTCCAAATAGGAGTTTACGGACGGCCCAGGTATTGACCTTTGGAAAGTATTCATCGGGGATACCACTTGCCTCGTCTCCGGCAAACAAGGTTCGGGGTATACCGTCGGCCTGCGCTGCCACGTGGTGTCCACCCATCGACTCGATGGTATCAGGACTAGCCACCATACCTTCCACGTAGCTCAGCGGGCACTCGATGCCCTGGTGAATCTTCCGAATCAGTCTACGGTTAACCACTAGTGGTCCCCCATCGCTGGCCCGTAGCTTCCTCGGTGATTCGTCGATGGCCTTCGTCATTTCGCCCCACAGCACGCTCAGGTGTGCGTCCTTCGCGCTAGTCGTAACGATACGGCAGGGCCTACGGGTCAAGAAGAAGAGGGGCACGATTCTACCCGCCACATAGTCCTTGCCAAGCATGTTACCCGCTACTACGAAGGTGGAGTCATCCCGGAAGACTGATAACAGAATCTCCCACTGCTTATCGTAGAGGTAGCTATCAGGCCAGTACCAACGATAAAGCTCAACTGGGTTCATTGTCAACGAGTGCCTTTTGGATCATCGCGCTAGTATCAACATACTCTACGTCTAGTGGCCCCATGTCGGCAATCTGGTCGTGGATAGACTTCTGGATATGCAGCTCCACCTCTTGGCGAGGAGGAGGAAGGCAATGCTTCGCTAGGAGGCTAATCACGTGGTTCTTATCGACAAACTTCACCTTCACGATAGGTATGTCCACCCTGACCACTTCGTCTCCGTTTATCACCCGAACCTCGTGGAAGTCAGTCTGGATATCGGTAATCAACTTGCGGACCCACTCCGGGAGGTCTTCCAGCCGTTTGATTATCCACCAGCCGTCTCCCGTTGTCTCGTAGGCTATAGCGGGATCGAAGTCGATGGCTTGGTATAGCTTCTGCCAAACCATATCGCTCGTGATCTGGGTTCTCTCTTCGCGCTCCCGTTGGAACTTCCCGAGGATGGCCTGGACGGCAGGCTTCTTCATTAGCTTGGAGGCTTGGACGGGGGCAGACTTCTTGGAGTAGCCCGCCCTCAGTGCAGCCTTGGTGGGGTTTCTCAGTTCGTCGGCCAACATCTCGGCACAGAACAACCTCTGCCTCGTTGTCAACCGATCCCAACTCGCACCATTCTTCCTAGGTTGAATCAACCTGGTTCCCATAGTCTACGTTACCCTCCCAATACTACTTACTACCCAGCACCTCCGTTATCACCTCTGACCTTCCCAAACTGCGGGATAACCGTCCACGTCTTATCGCTATTGGCAATCACCTGGATACCAACGCACCTCGCCAAATCCCCCACTTGCCAGGATGAGTTGAACATCGCCTCAGCAGCCGTCTCCCCCTTCACTACTTCATACTCCATGCTTCACCTCCTTCCCACTTAGCTTCTTGACCAGGTCTACCTTCTCCCCCTCCTTCAGCAGCCAACACTCCACACTTCCTGGCTCCTCATACACCGCGATCCAATGTGCAGGGCTCGATGACGGGATCAGGTAAACCACCAGGGGTTCTTCCTCTACCACAAACTTCTCAACCTCCATACTCCACCTCCTCTACCGCATTAGCGATAGTAGCAATCTGCGATATCGCCACTTCTAGGTCATGCACCCTAGCCTTCGCCCTCTTCAAATCCCCTGCCTTCTCGCGCAGTAGACCCCTCAGCCGATCATTCTCCTTCTCCAAACGGTAATTATCATTCCCCCAGCCCTCACACAACCGAGTCAGTTGCTTTATCTGGTAGTCATAATCGTAGACTTTCACCCATCCACCAATTACGGACAGAAGAACAACCGAGATTACCCACCAAGCCCACTAGTCCATCACCCACCTCCTCTCACCACAGGTAATGCGACATGAATTCTATCGTGGGTTCCAACACCCACATACAGAATACCCCGAGCAGCATCCCGATGATAGACACCGGGGCGATAAACCACATGATGAAGTAGAACCCAAATTCCCCGAATTCAACGTGAGTACCCGAGACTTCAGCATACCGTTCAGCGCCAGCCCGAAAGGCCCACACCGCAGGCCAATACAGTAAGTACGAAGCCACTATATAGCAGCCACATCCGATCTTATCGTCTCGGTCCATGATCTACCTCCTCCTCTTTGCAGCATCCCAGTCCCTAGCCACGGCATCCAGCACCTTCCACAACGCCATCACGTAATCCACCGACGTAGGAAATTTCACGTCATGGGGTAACGCATCATTGTACCCCCTCAAATTGAATCGGCTCTCCCCCATGTTCGTCCGATGCCACAGCGCCGACAACTCCTCCTCCGTCTCGATAGTAATCTGGATCACCACCGGGGCGAATTCCACCTTCTCCTCGATCATTAATTTCTCTGCCTTCATCGTCCACCTCACATTCAAACGGGGTTCCAACGAATAGTCTACGCCTCCCTCCCATCAATTACCTGCCTTTCCAACCAAACAGCTCACGGGTTTTCCGGGCAACAGCTTCAATGGCAGCCGAATCCGCAGAAGCAGATAACACGACGCCACCCGTAGTGTTCTGTATGACTTTCATCGGTTCTGTAGACCGCAAATGGATAACCAGGTAATACAGCAGTTTGGCCGATGCCTGTCCTTTTGGCAAGCTATCGGCAACCAGCGTCCTTCCAGACGAACACTCGGAATCCAAACATACTGGCCCAACGACCGACACCACGGGCATGTCTGCCAACATCGTTTCCAGCCGCTCGATCTCCCCGGCTTGCTCGGCAACCTTCTGCCATAATCTACAAGGTAATTGGCACGCTGGATTGCTACACTGCTGCAACCGGAAGGGGCGTTTACTCCACTCCTCCCCATCTGACCACGAATCTCCAAACCGTGTCGGCTCCGAGTCACATAGGGGGCACTTGTCAATGGCCATCACTCACCTCCTTCGTCGCAGGGCCAAGTCGAGTGGTGCGTTCACGGCTTGGATGTTTGCACTAGTTACGAGTAACCTACACTCATCGCCACGAAACACTGTTCCATCTCTAGCGACAGAAGTACCACAAACGAAAG